CTGGTATTAAGTTTATTTTTTTTATTTAATACTATATTTATTAGTAATAAATAAGTCAGTGTGTTAAAGGTGAGACAACCCACCAAAGGGTTGTCAGTCACCAGTTTAACACCTGACTCTAAAAAAAGTAAAAATAGAAATATGGTTAATTATACGGAGCCTCACAACTTAAAGAATAACCCCAACAACCCTCGTTATATTAAACAACATAAGTTTAACCAACTTATTAAGAGTATACAGGAATTCCCTGAGATGCTTGAGTTACGACCATTAGTAGTGGACGAGAATATGGTTGTATTAGGAGGTAACATGCGTCTTGCTGCCATTACTGAGGCTGGTATTACCAAAGTACCTTACATTAAAGTAGAGGACCTCACAGAGCAACAAAAGGAGGAGTTTATCATCAAGGACAACTTAGGGTATGGAGACTGGGATTGGGAGGTTATAAATGCTGAGTGGGATACTGAGTTGTTAAACGAGTGGGGTATGGACGTGTTAGACTTTGAGTGGAAAACTGAGGGTGAGAGTGGAGGTACCATATACGACAAAAACGACAATATGGGAAACTTAAACGACACCTTTATTGTACCACCATTTACAGTATTAGACTCAAGGCAAGGTTACTGGAGAGAGCGTAAGAGAGTGTGGAGGAGTCTTATTAAGGACTTTGGGGAAAGTAGACAAGGAGGACTCACAGGAGACCATACCAGTGACAATATAATGAATAATGTAAACTCAGGTGTTAGTATATTAGACCCCGTCCTTGCTGAGTCCTTGATTACGTGGTTTACCCCTGTTAGAGGTAAGGTGTTTGACGTTATGGCTGGTGATACCGTATTAGGTTATGTTAGTGGTTATAAAGGACATACCTTTACGGGTATAGAGATTAGAGAGGAGCAAGCCAAGTTAAACAACCAAAGGACAAAGAGTATGAATTGTACGTATATTTGTGACGACGGACGTAATGTATTAAACCACTTACCTCAAGGGTCACAGGACTTGTTTATTAGTTGTCCTCCTTACTTTGACTTAGAGGTATATAGTGACCTCACCAACGACGCCTCAGCACAAGATAGTTACGAGGAGTTTTACGAGATATTAGACACAGCATTACGTAATGGTATTAAAGCCCTCAAGGACAACAGGTTCGGTATTATTATTATCGGTGACGTAAGAGACACCAACGGACACTACTACGACTTACCAGGAGACATTATAAGGACTTTTAGAGACGAGGGTATGGTATTGTATAACAAAGCAGTTTTAGTGGAGGGAGCAGGTACTTTACCCGTTAGAGTCGGTCGTTATATGAAAAATAGAAAGTTAGGTAAACAACATCAGGAGGTTCTTATATTTTACAAAGGAGACACAAGTAAAATAAAAGACCATTATAAACAGTTAGAGGAGATTGACTATGAACTGGGAGATAACGAATAATAATGGGTGGTTAACCCTTATTGACTACGAGGAGTTAGTTAGTTTGTTTAACCACTTACTTGACTATGCTGACTTTGAGGTATTAGACTTTATGGAGCACCACTTTTACCCTCAAGGTTATACGGCAGTATGGTTGTTGGGTGAGTCACACCTTGCCGTCCATACCTTTGACGAGGACGGTAAAACATACTGGGAATTAAGTAGTTGTAATGCCGGTAAACAAAAGTTGTTTTTAACAGAGTTAGACAAATACGACTATGGAATTGACTAAAGACCAAAAGGAGTTTATAAACACCCTTAAAAAGACATTAGGAGTGGTTACAGTGGCTCTACAACAAGAGGGTGTGAGTAGAGAGACGTATAACGACTGGTTAGACAACCCCTTTTTTACCAACGAGGTAAACAAGGTGAGTGAGAGTAGTTTGGACTACGTAGAAAACCAACTGATGTCACTAATAAAAGAAGGTAACCTGAGTGCTATACAGTATTACCTTAAAACCAAAGGAAAAGATAGAGGATATGGATAACCAACCAAAAAGAGGACGAGGACGACCAAAGGGGTCGGGTAAAAAGATGTCTGCCACAGAGGTGGAGGAGTTTGTTAAAATTAGTATTACTAAAATAATGAAAGACCACTTGAGTTACAAAGAGTATGTCAAGTGGTGTAAACGTAATGGACTCAGTGAGCAACGTGGTAACGAGTACTGGAAAAGGGCGTGGTCTACTATTAGAGAGAAGTACGACTTAGACAAAGAGAAACAAATACACAAACACTTACTACAATACTGGAGACTCCACGACGAGGCGGTAAGTAAGGGTGACATTGCTAACGCAAGGCAGACCTTAGACGCCATTGCTAAGTTAATGGGATTAAACGAACCTGACAAGTTGGATATGAATACCACAGGGGAAATTAGTTTTAAGTTCGGGGATGAATAAGTTTGAGATATTAGAGGGTGATTGTATGGAGTTAATAAAACAACAACCCGACAACTCCATAGACTTAGTGGTAACCTCACCACCTTATACAGACATTATAAACTATGGTAAAGAGGTTAGTATTAAAAAACCTGAGGAGTATGTAGACTGGTTGTTACCCTTGTTTATTGAGATATACCGTGTATTAAAACCAACAGGGTCTTTTATATTAAACATAAACGACAACTGTAGTAACGGTCTCCGTAATACTTACATATACGAGTTAATTTACCGTAGTGGTAAGGAGACACCCCTTAAATTATACGACACTTACATATGGCATAAACGTAATGGTATACCCAACGGAGGTAAAAAGAGGTTTAGAAACTTAACAGAGTTTATCTTTCATTTTGTTAAGGATAGAAAACAGATGAAGTTTTATATGGATAGAGTATTGGAAGAACCTAATATTTCTACCCTACCAGAGAGAAGAAGGGGTAAAAGAAAAAGAGTAATGTATGCTAATAACGATAGAACCCATAGAATAGACTATTACGAGGACAATATAACTGACCGTAGTAATGAAAAGATTAGACCCGATAATGTATTTAGATTTTCAACAGCAGCATCTGCAAGAGACAATCACATTAAACACCCCGCTCCATATCATAAAGAACTACCCACTTACTTCATCAACCTACTCACCGATGAAGGTGACACCGTATTAGACCCCTTCAGTGGTATAGGTACTACGGGTATACCTTGTATAGAGACTAACAGAAAATATGTAGGTTACGAGTTAAATAAAACCTACGTAGATTTTAGTATTGAAAGATTAAATAAGTATGGTGGTTAAAGGGTTTACACCTCACTTAGACCAAAGACGGGTAATAGACGCAATAGACAACAACCCTGAGGCTAAGTATATAACCCTCGTCACGGGTCGTCAGTGGGGGAAGACATTGTTAGGTATGAATATGTTACTCAAGTGGTCTCTAACGACCCCTAATGCCACAGTAATGTGGGTGAGTCCTATATACAAACAAGCCAAAAAAGTATTAGACGATGTTACCAACGCTATTGCCGGTACAGAGGTCGTAGTCAGTATAAATAAGAGTGACTTAGAGATTAAATTATTTAACGGCAGTAAAATACTCTTTAGGAGTGCTGAGAGAGAGGACAACCTTAGGGGTAATACACTTGATTACCTTATTGTGGACGAGTCAGCCTTTATTAAAGATACCGTGTGGGATAACGTATTAAAACAAACGGTATTAGTGAAAGGTAAACGTGTGTTGTTTATTAGTACCCCCAAAGGTAAAAACTTTTTATATGGTCTAAGTCTTAGAGGTGAGGACGACGACCAACCCCTTTACCTCAGTCTTAAAGGTTCAAGTTACGACACACCATACATTACCAACGAGGAGTTGGACGAGGCAAGAGACACTTTACCTGAGGACATATTTAGACAAGAGATACTTGCTGAGTTTATAGATAGTGGTGGTGAGGTGTTTAAGGACATTGACGACTATTGTAAAATACCGACCTTTACTGACCCCGTAGGTAAGAAGTACTACGGGGGTCTGGATTTAGGTCGTAGTAATGACTACACCGTATTGACTATAATAGACGAGGACGGTAACGTAGTATACATATACAGAGACCGACATAAGCCGTGGAGTGAGATTGTCACCAACGTAGTAAAACACGTTAAACGTTATAAGGCAACTTTGTTTATAGAGGTTAACAACGTCGGTGACGTAATATACGAGCAAGTAAAAAAGGAGTATACCAACACTCACCCTTTTGTCACAACCAACAGTAGTAAACAGAATATCATAGAGGACCTTATATACGGTGTTAACAACGGTAACCTTACATTACCTAACAAAGACTGTTTT